TCCACGTTGTACCGTTGGAGGTCAACACATTCCCATTGGTGCCCGGAGCCACAACTTGAAATGCGGACGCTCCGTTGCCAAGCAGGACGTTGTTGGCCGTGAAGGTCGCAGCGCCTGTTCCGCCTGCCGCCACCGGCAGAGTGCCTGCCGTGAGCGCCGAAGATGAGGTGGAGTACAGCGCGTTGTTCGCTGCCGTGAAGGTCGTCAGACCCGTACCACCGTTCGTGGTTGCAAGCGTTCCGGCAAGAGTTACTGCGCCGGAGGTGGCCGAGTTGGGCGTGAAGCCTGTAGTGCCTGCGCTGAAAGTCGTCACGCCGTCAGCCACACTCGATGCAACTTTGGCGTAGTCTGTGCCGTTCCAGGCAACGATGGCGCTCTCGCCAGTCACCAAAGTCACGCCTGTCGTCGGGCCTGCGCCAACAATCTTGACGCTCTGAGAAGTGGACGTAGCGTTGATGATCAGATACTGACGGCTCGACGCAGGGGCCGTAATCGTCAGCAAACCCGCCGGGTTGCCCGTGCAGTTGATCACCGCGTACTGAGCAGAACCGGAAGAACCCGACCCGACCTGAGTCAGCGAGGTGCCGTTGGTGACGGTAAGCGTGACTGCCGTCTGGCTTCCGCTGATGGTCTGGGTTCCGGCAACAGAGGCGTCTACATACGCAGTGATGTAGTCGTTAACCGTGTCGCCCCAGGTGCCAGAGAGTTCACCTGTGACCGGCAGGGCCAGACCCAGAAGGGAGGTATATGAGGTTGGCATCTAAGGCTCCTACGGTGTGGTATCCACAGGCGTCCAAGTGGCCGTCTGCGTGTTGCTGATATTCTGCCAATTAGCGGTCTGGGTGTCATCAATGACTTCCCAGTATCTGCGCCCCGAAGGTTGGTCCGTGGCTGTTGCAGTTTCTTGGATGGCCGCAAAGAACCGTGCTTCAGCAGAAACTGTGTCTGTACCCGTTGCGCTCTCAGTAATCGCGCTCTGGATTTCGTGGTTGGTGCTGACCTGATCTGTGCCCGTGGCCGATTCGGAAATGTCGGCGTTGTACGCATTGACAGCGACAATCTCGTCAGTGGCCGACGCAGTTTCCTCAACCGTGCCATAGAAGGCAAACGCCGCTGAAATCTCCTCCGTACCCGTGGCAGTCTCACTGACCGCCGCATTCGGGTTAAACAGCGCAAGGACTTGATCCAGGCCAGAGGCGGTTTCTGAAACTTCCCGGTTGTACTCTGCCTGCGCCGCTACCGCGTCTGTTCCCGTGGCAGATTCTGCAACTGCGCTCTCAAGCGTTTGGTTCCCAGAAACAGCGTCTGTACCGGTGGCCGTCTCGCTGACAGCCCCGTAAATCTCAACTACCCCGGCAACTGCATCAGTGCCGGTGGCTGTTTCCGCTACAGAGGGCTGAACGGAAATCGAAGCGGAAAGGGCATCGGTGCCTGTCGCTGTCTCAGCGACATCGCGGTCATATACCGAGTCACCCCACCCGGCTTGACCCCAAGCACCTGAACCCCATCCGCCTTCGGCCACGGATCATCCTTTAGGCGGACAGGCTGAAGGTGTAGGTCACGTTCAGAATGTCGCCAGAAACCACCGAGCGGTCGCCAGGGGCAGAGAAGTCAGCCGCCGAGAACAGCGTGCCCGTCGTGCCACCCTTGGTGTTGTTGGAGGTCAGGAACGCACCGCCCACCGTCGTCGTGCCGTTGATCGTGAACACGGCCTTGCTTGCGGTGTTGGTCACCACAGAAGGATTGGCGTTCGTCGCAGCAGCAAGCGTAGCGGTCGGGCGGTTGGCTTCGCTGTAGGCAGTCACCTCGGTCCAACCGATGTGCGAAGACATGGTGTCTCCGGCGGCAGGGCTGTTGGTAGAACCCGAACCGTACAGGCCCAGGTACCAAGTGGTGATCTGAGCAGTCGATGTCAGAGCCGTACCTGCCATGTACTGAAGACCGACGTTGACCACGAGGTTGGGCGTCTCTGCAACCCACTTGAGGTTGCCGTCCTTATCGTAGCACTCAACGGTGTACTTGCCCGTGGCCTTCGCGCCCTCAGACGATCCGGTGTTTGCAATCAGCCCACCGCCAACGATGTCAGTGGCCTTGGCCTTTTCGATGCTCATTTAAGACTCCTATGCAATACGGATGATTGCGTTGGTGCTGTTAGCAGCCGGGAACTGCACCTCAAAGGACGTTGCAGCGGTCTTGTCACCGCCGAAGTCCAACACACAAACAGTTGGGTTCCCGCCACCCACCTTGTAGATCAACGCCCCACGGCAAGTAAACGACGCAGGGTTCCATGTGACGTTATTGAAAGACAGATACGCCGTCGTGTTGTTGGGGTCTGAGCCGGTCGTTGGAGCAACGGAAACCGTCAGCGCATTCCCCCCGGTGGTGTAGCCGTTGCCACTGGCCACCTCGTTGGTCGTTGTGTACGCCGAAGTCGTAGGCCCGAGCGTAGCTCCGCCCGTATAGAGCGCCATCTTGAACGTATCAGTGCTGAAGTTGAACTGGCCAGAAGCCAAGCCAACTTTGAACTGATTGGTCGCACCCTGGTCGATGGGCATTACTTGACCCCATTATTCTGCGGTAGCGGCGCCAGACGCGACTGGCCACTGCGGTATGCATCACTGCGCTCCAGACCATCACCCAGGCGCTTGGCGAGTTGCAGGGCTTCCATGTACTTCTGGTTGTACAGCGCAAGCATGTCCTGCTCACCCTTCATGTAGGTGTACGCCTCTACCAGCGAGCCATACAGCAGCACCGTGTCGAAGTTGTCACCAAGCCAAGTCTGGCCGTTTGCAGCCACTGTGATTGACTCGGGGTAGTAGTAATAGTGCAACTCGATGGTGTACGACGCATCAGGCGTGGGGCCGAGAATGAAAGTCAACTCGTCTTCGTTATCCGAGCGCGGGCCGAAGATGGCGTAGTACCGGGGGATTGCCTTGTCGTCGTTCGGGTTCGGGTACGCCTGCCGGATGAAGTTGACATCCTTGTTCAGCAAGTACTCGTACGCACCTGTGGCATCAATTGCCGCCATCGAATACACCGACAGAAAGTCTGACGGGCACTGGAGGTACTTGTTGTTGGCAGTCGTGGAACCCGTGACGTTCTTACGCAGTGACGGAAACTGAACGGAGTTGTAGATGCGCTGCTCAGCTTGTTGAACGAAAACGGGTATCTGAGCAACGAAATCGCTGCTCGGGTTTTCGGTATACGCCTGGATGGCGTTGCTGAGTTGCGTGTAGTTCACGCCATCGGTCCCCTGGCCATCGTGCCCTTGGTAGCGCAGCCAGTACCACGGATTTTGATACCGCTGGTCTTGGTCGGCTTGTACTCGCCACTGCGCACGTTGGCCACAGACACGTTGGCCTCACGCAGATACTTCTTGTTGTCCTCTTCGCCAACAACGACGTTAGGGACAATCTTGGGAACTTTGTAGGTAGCCATATCAGACCCCTTTCTGCTTGCGGCCAGGGTTCATCTGGTTGGCCACCTTGGCCAGACCACGACCCATCTTCAGCATGTCGCTGTTGGTTTTGCCACCAGCACGCATTTTCTTGACGTTGGCATCAGGATGCGCGCCAGCGCCCTTAGCCATGTGCTTCTTCAGCATTTCCTTGACGCTTGCCATTTTCTGCTCCTATGCCGTCACAACCGTGACTGTACCAATTTGAACCCGCAACACCAAGTTATTTGGCGTCAACCCATCATCAATCCCACTGGCTCCACCCACCGGGTTCCAGCCCCACTGAAAGTCTCGACTACCTTCACTTGGCAGACCTACAGCATTCTTCGTGGTGGCCGTCGTATCTACGACCTGCAACCCGGTGTTGCCTGACTGCACATAGCTGTTGTCCGGGCGGGGGTTGCGCAGACCTTGTGGGTCGTCCACCGGGTACATGCCCAGTTGCAACTGCGGTTGGTCGGGATCCCAGCACTGCGGGCAGACAAGCAAGTCGTAGTTCTTAGTCTTGATGATCTCCTTGCGGAGCACCTTGAGCTTGAAACGGAAGTTGCAGCGGTCGCACTGAGCAATCGCGTACTTACCTGACGCGAACCTATTGCCCATTACGTGCCACCACCGATGAACTGCTGACGCGGCACAAACCGCACAGCGGCCTTCTCCCGATCCTCATCAGCAGCCAGCTGCCACGCTTCGTCGTACTGTTGCTTGAGAATAGGTAGCCGCTCAGCCCCACCAACGATCTTGAGCGCCAAGTAGTACGCCAGACCGGCCACAAGGCAGGGCAAGAAGCGGAACGGCACGTCCATCGTCTTCACGCCACCACCGGCATCCTGCATTCTGCGCATACGCCAGTACACAAACTGATACGTAATGCCGGGCTGCGGAGTCGGCCAAACCGTAATGGACTGCTTCTGAGACAGATAGATCGGGGCGGTTGCGGCGTGGCTGGCTGCGGTAGTCCCGTCCTGGCCACGGCAGCAATTCAGCAGGTACGCCGGGTTGCCATCAGCCGCAGCCTGATATTCGTTATAGAAGATCAACTCGGTACCGATACGAACGAACCCCGCGTTGGGGATGCCGTTGACAGACGACACCGGGATAGATGTAGCCGTGCTGTTCACCCCAGGAGCGACTACCGTGATACCCATCAGCGACTCTTGAGCCGTCAGACGCTGGATATACACCTGAATCGGTCGGCCTGTAACCAGCTTGTTGGGGATCGTGGCGTACGTAGAAACACTGATCCGGGTGATGGTCAGGTCGGCTTGATTGTTCGGCACGTTCGGGCTTGTGCGGATAACGTGCTCAATCAGATCAACCGTATCGTCTGGCAGCGCGTATGTCGGTTGCCCCGCAGCCAAAGTGATGACACCCTGCTCGAATGTCCACATGTTGATGCCACGGTTAGCCCAGTCAGCGAAGAGCAGATTGAGGCTACGCCGCGCTGTACGCAGGTCATAACCCGTGCGCAGTTCTCCACCCGCACGCTCGAAGGCTTCCTCAACGATCTCGTTGAGATCGAGGTTGAACGTGGACAAACCAGAAGTGGTCATCTGAATCTCGCGGTCTTCTTAGCGATGGCCTTGGGTTGCGCTACGAACTGCTTGCCGGAGGCTTTGCCTGCTCGTTTTGCTCGGGTTGAGGCGGCGTACTCTTGGGGCGAGAGAGCTTTGATCGCAGCTTCTGGAAGGTATCGCTCAC